AACCACCACCAGCACCACCCGGAGTATAGTTACTTCCACCTCCAGCACCTCCAGCACTTAAAGTGCCTGCTGCGCCTCCTCTTCCAGTACCAGTACCCGGCCCTGATCCACCACCTCCACCACCCGCAGCACCATAAGTAGCGCCACCACCGCCACCGCCGCCACCATAGTTGTCTTCGAAGGTTGAACCAGCGCCGCCGCCTCCACCCCCACCTCCACCAGCAATGGTGTTATTATTTACAATACGAAGAGCAGAAGAAATACTAATACCTGTGCCACCCGCAGCACCAGCACCACCCGGAGCATTAGGGCTACCTCCACCACCAGCTCCACCATAACCTACAATATATCCATTATTTATTAAACGTAAGCCAACAGGAAATGAACCATTAATAGTTAAAGCAGGGGTTGAGGTTGAGTTAGAAAGTAAGTAAATATTAGAAGCAATAGTAATCTCAAGAAAAGTATTGGTATCTGACCAACCATTATCCAATGCCCATGTTCTTAAATTAAGATTTGTTTGATTGCTAGAAATAGTTAGAGATACTTTTCTTGAAGCCCCACGAAAATTAGCAAGAGTTATTACACCAGAAGTAGGTATAGTTGTGGCAGTACCATTTGGATAACCCACTGCACCAGCATAGACTAATGCTCCTCCTGAGTAATATTCAGAAAGACTATGAGGTGCTGAGCCACCAAACTCAGATACAATATTTGAAATTGAAACAGCGCCAGTTGGAATAGTCATACAGTACCAAAAGCAGTAATGTTTCCAGTAACAGTAATGTTTCCACTACTATCAATCTTCATCTTTTTAATACCACCAGTTTCAAAATACAAGACACCAGCAGTTTCATACCATATCCAATTGGTAGTCCTATTAGCATTGGCTGCAATAGCTGCTTGAACAAACGCTGTTGAGGCTGCTTGAGTTGTATTAATCCCTGCTGCCGCTGTAGGAACTGTAGGAGTTCCTGTAAGTTCAGGGCTTGCTAAGTTTGCTTTGGTTGCAATGGCTGTAGAGATGGCATCAAACTCATCATCAAGCTCTGTTCCTTTGACACGCTTTAAAGGATCACCAGTAGTGAGACTATCCTTCGTATCATACGCTGTTAGTTTTGTATAGTTACTCATTAGTAAATCTTCCCTTGCTTAATAAATATGTCCATCTTCTGTACACTAAGAGGAGAACCCGACACCTCAGCCTCAAAGCCCATTTGAATAATCTTTCCTTGACCGCCAACAGCCACAGTAGTATCATCAATAACAATACCTGAAGAGTATTCTGCTATGTTATACTCGCCTATGTTGTATTCAGAATATGTCCCTGTATCCATAAAGACAGGATAGCTGTTATACTTATTTGAATAATCAAAACCAATCTTAGCAACAAAGCGTTGACCACCACCACCGATTAACACAAAGCCTAGTTTTTTTACAATCTTATTAGTTGTTGGTTGACCAAAGTCAAAGTAGTTTGTATAATAAATGAATGTGTATTTAACACCATTGTCTTGATAACCAGCATATTCACCAATGCCTGCTGGCTTTCCTATGTACAAAGAGCCATCTCTATTAGCAGATAACGCATAAGCAGAATAAGAGTTCCATGTTGTTACACGAGAAGCACCATCTGGTAAAGATTGTTTTAAATCAAAACAATAAACAATAGGAGAAGCAGTAGATGGGAAGCTTAATAAATAGAAGCCATACTTTTCTGAATAACAACTCTTAATAAGTTTGGCTTCTGTGTTTGCTATTGAATCAAACACATCATCTCGTACATTCTTAGAGATGTCACGCATTGGCATACTCTTCTCTTGAATGGTACGCCCAAGGCTACGAACACCTGAAGCACTCAAGAACAATAAGTCATTACCTGTCTTCTGTACACTGTCTCGTGCAATGCAGCCCACACCGGGAATCACATCAGAGATGGTCATTGCTGTTGCTGGTGTCTCAGCACCACTAAGAATGACAATGTTTTGTTTACAGAAGATAATTAAGAAACCATTGTGTGCAGCAAGGGCAACAATTTCATCTGTGTTATTAGGCAGCTTAGAAGCTATGTTAATACTACCAGAGGTACGAGCACCACCAGTATCAAATGTAGGAAAGTGACTATCAGCAATGTCTGTAGACCAGAACACTGTAGTTGGATAAGCCGTACTTCCTGCCACCCAGAAGCGACCATAAGCAGCTAAGCAAGCATTAGGAGCATTGCTTGTACCAGTACCAAATACAGGAGCAGCAAAACTAGCACCACCATGTGATGAGCCATGTCCTACAAGGGTTGTACATACAGCAGTTCCACTTTCTCTTGTAAACAAAACAGGAAGATGGCTCTTCTGTGTTATTAAGCAATGGTCTTTCAAAGAAGCCATCTGCCAATGATTGTCTGTGATGGTCATGCTTGGTGTAATGTCTGTGAGGGTAGCACCAATGCCACCCCTCCAAAGCTTGTTGTTACCAGCACTCAAGTAATCAAATGTACCATCACCATTCAAGTATTCAAAGATGCTATAAATGTTAGCACCATTAAGACCAGCAGTTGTGGTTGTCTTTTGTATCCAGCCCTTACGTGCTCCTAAGCGTCCATACTTATCAATGACACAGTTAGAAGCTACAAGTGCAAACCCATCAGACAACACTGCTCCACTCTCTTGGGTGTTTAGCCCATAGAAACCCGGAGCAGCTACAGCAGCACTAGAGAGTTGTTTCATACTGGATACCAGATAGTTTCATCAGGGCGGCGAGCAGCATCAAGAGCAATCTCATCAGCCAAGCTAGAACGACCAGCAGCGTAGGCATTCATGCTGGCATTACCACCATCCTCACCACGCTCTTCAATGGCTTTAGCCGTGGCTAAGAGTATAATAGGGCGTGTAGGAACATATAAGACAGTACCATCGCTTGTCATGTCTTGGTTACGTAGAACCACATTGAAGCGAATGGTGTATACAGCATCAGGTATTGGATAGATGTCAACCTGTGTGTCACCATCGTTAGCTACACCATTGAAGTTGTAATACTCAGGAGAGCCAGTGACTAGTCCTTGAGTTAAGAAAGCATTATCAAACCAAGTGCCGGGACGATACTCCATAAACTGATCGTCTGTATCGTTGATAACATCAAGGATTGTAAAGTTGTTCTGACTACCATTCAGCTCATAGTTAAAGATGTTGGCTGTTGTAGTTAATGTCAGGGTTGTTCTAAGGGCAGACCAGCCCCAAGCAGTCTCCACCTCATTCCGAGCATCATTTACAAAGTCACCAATAAGCTTACTATAAGAACTTTCGGAAACAGAAGCAACCTCTCGTTCCCTGAGTCTTCGTAGTACACTATTGACAGCTTCTAAATATGTCATACTATTTCCTTATATGTTTATATTATAACATGGTTTGTTATATTTGTCAAGCTACCATTTAACCTTATCAGCCCAATAAGCAGCACTCATCTTACCTTTGGCTATGTTGCTAGAATGTCGGGCTTTAAAGCTCTCTCTTCGGTTCTTGTAGCTCTCAGACTCGTTGTCCTTCTTGGGACTACCAGACACGCCTTGTTGTCCAAAGCGTATGGTCTTAACCTGATCACCCTCTTTAGCCACAACTACGTGGCTTTTGGTTGGGTGACTAGGGGTTGCCTTGGGCTTGTTAAAGCCACTAACGCCAGCCTTGGCTAGTCTCCCATCCTTCATTTCTTTTTAGCCTTGTTAGTGGCTGTTCTCTGGCCTTTCATGGGCATCTTTGCTTGGCTCATAGCAATGGCTACAGCTTGCTTAGGGGAAGTGACAACCTTGCCACCCTTGCCACTATGTAAAGAGCCCATTTTGTACTCTCCCATAACCTTGCCAATCTTGGCTGTTTGTTTCTTAGTCTGTTTCATATAGTTCCTTAAATGTTACGTTCAAAGTGTGGACAATCTACGAGAGACTTGAAGTTACCTCCCCATCTATTCTTGCTATTGAGACTTTCCCAATAAGCTCCTATTGGTGCAAGGATTTCTTTATCCCATATAATCTTATTACCTTGGAAGAAGTTCAAGTCCATTGCACATCTTTTTAAGTGAATGGAATTCATTGTCTTGCTACGGCCTGTCTTGAAGTAGATGGCTTGTTGTTCTGGGGTACGTGCAAGCTCCCCGCCTGTAACCTTGAAGCCCTGCTCTGTAGCATATTGAATGAGCTTACACATGTCTAACAGGAAGGCTGCTTGTTCATCTGATAGGTTCATTTCTTCCTCATTTCTGCAAGTTTCTCTACTGTCCTACCACCGAAGTAGGCTCCCATAATGAGCATTCCCCAATTGCCTAGTAATGTTACATACGACTCATTCGCATTATACCCATAGGCAGACATCATAGCAAACAGGAAATAACCAAGGAAGATGGCTATAAGGGACATAGGACGGATGTTCTTGGACAGCCAAGAGTCAGAGGACATGTCTGCATTCCAGCGGTCTGACACGTTGTCTTCTTCGTTCTGT